GCACTAGTTATTTGTTGTATACGTTGTTGACCTTGCATTGCCATTGGATTTTGTTGCATCATTGTAGGATTTTGCATCATTGGCGCTAATTGTTGTTGTAACATTTGTAATTCTTTCATTTCTTCTATGAATTCTATTTGTACTTGCTCTTGTGCCATTAAACTTATGTGTTCAAGTATATTTTTTTGTAAACCCATCATTGCCATGGGATTATTTTGTACCATAGAGATTGACATGAAACTTAAATGAGCATCAATGTGTGCTTTATGGTCTTGGCCTGGGAAAGCTTGGAAAGGTTTACCGCTAATAGCCAAAATATGTTCTAAACTTGGGTCCATTGGAATAGGTTGTTGAGGTGGTGGTAAGATTGCATTTATATTTTTAATACCAAACGCTTCATACATAGATCTATAAGCTTGATACATGTTGTGCATTTTAGGATTTGATTGTGCAAGTTGTAATTGTGCTTGCGCCATAGAAATTCTTTGTGTTTGAGAATAAATATTTGGATCTGCAACTGGTAAAATATCTATCTTATCATCAAAATCTAAAACTTTAATATTTCTTGCAGCTCCTGGTACATCATAAGGATACTCAGGGGGTAGATAAGTTTTAAATACTTCTGCTAATAATTTAAATTCTGATTTTAAACCAACATATAATCTTTTGTGAATTGCTGACATCACACGAGAACCACGTTCTAGTAATGCAACTGTAGTTCCAACTGCAGCTTGTTGATTCATTTCTCCTACTTGTGAATCTGCAATACTTGCAAATCTTTGAGCAGAGCTAACACAAATACCCATTAGTTGTAATAAAGTTCCGTCAGGACCTTTAAATGGTAATTGCATAAACTGATCTTTAATATTTCCACCCGGTACATCCACATCTCTAAACTCACCAGGTTGTAATGGTTGTGCATCATCTCGCATTCTTACACCTCTAGTTTTAAAACCAGCTGGTAAGTTTGCTAAAGTTCCCGCATCAAGTAATTGTCTTAACGCAACAGTAGCAGTTCTAGATAATCCACCAATCATATGAATTAAACCTAAACCATAAAAACCCATACCTGGTAAAAATTTAAAGTGTACAAAGTAATCTTGTTTTTTCTTTAATGGATCGTCTGCTTTGTAATTTCTTCTAATAGATAAAACTTTTCCATTCGCTTCATCAATAGTTACAATGTAAGGTAATTTAATTCCAGTAGGTTCTCCGTCTTCAGGATTAACATCTTCATGTCCATCTAGATCAACATTGACATGCATTTCTAAAATTGTGTACATGTCTTCTTGACCTGTTTGTTTAATTCCTTCTAACTCTAATTCTTTTTGTTTTAACTTATCTTCTTGTAAAGGCGGTTCTCCCAAATCAATGTCTTTGTAAAAGCCATTGATTTGTTGTTTTCGTAAATCATTTTGTGACATACGAATAACATGGATTACAGCTTCCGCATCTTCTAATGAGGTAGCAGAGTACGGAACCACTAAATCGTCAGCGGGTATAAATTTTGATACGGCTCTACCTAATAAATCGTCATAGTAAACTTTTTTAAAAGTAGAACCGCTTAGGGGTAAATAGAAAAGCATTTGATCAAACTCTGGTTCATACTCTTTCATCTGATCCATAATTTGATAATTCATAAAATCTTTAACACGTTTAGATTGTTCTTCTTTAGGAACATTGATGTCTCCTAAGATTTGAGTTCTAACCGGACCTTCTGCAGGTAATAATTCTTTATAAGCTTGTGCTTGAAACTGAGTAACAGCTTCTGCTAATACTGGGTGAGTGACTGAACTTGCACCTCTAAATGGTTCGGTTCTAGTTATATATTTAAAACCTAAAAGGTTTAAACCTTCTCGATAACTTTCTTCCCACTCTTGTCTTGATTGTTTGTAATCTTTGTATTTGTCCATTAACTCAGAAGCTAATGGATCTAAAACTGAGTCTTCTAGAAATTCTGCTAGGTTAGCATTGTGATCTTCACCACCTTCTGGATTAACTTGACCTGGATCAAAATTAATAGTTGCTCCACCATCATCATCTATTTCAATTTCTGTTTGACCATCGGCAGATTTCTCAATTACTTCTTCTTGAGCTTCTACAATTTCTTCTTCTCCTGGAATTTCAATTTCTGTTTTTGTATTGGGTAATGATTTGTCTATTTCAGCCATTTGACTATTCTATCCTCTATTAATTATTGATTCAACACCTTCTTCGACGATAGTACTATCAGGTGTTTGCATAACTGTCAAAAGCTCATTTACCAATTGCGGATTATAAGGCATTGTGGTTTCAGGATTTTGTGCTGCCCATTCTAGCATTTCAAATTGTGGAGCAACAACATCAGGTGTTTCTTTATTAACAAAGGCTCCTATGTCTGGATTATAAATTATATCAAGCAATATTAACTCCTACGCAAGACCTAGTTCTTGTCTCATTTTTTCTATCTCTTCATTATTTTTTTGTTGCTTATCTATATAAGGTTGAACTTGATTTTTCATTATGCTCTCATTTAAAATAGTATCTAATATTTGTTGATTAGTATTTGTAGAAGCATCTGCCATAGCATTACTTAAATCAATACTAAAAGGATCAGCACGTTCAATGGGAGCTGGATTCATTATAGCAGGTGAACCATAATTAGGCATAGTAGATTTTGGTGTTCCGTATAAATCTACATCTTCAACATCTAAATAATTAAATGCATTAGGGAAATCACCATAAGTAATATCTCTAGTTACATTTGGTTTAGCTGGTGGAGCTTTTATTACTTCGTTAATAATTGATTCTACAACTGGTGCATTTAATTGGGCTCTTGTAGAATTAGGTCCTCTAACATTATCAATGTTACCTAAATTAGTTGTAAACTGATTTCCAAATCTATCTACTTGTCCTAATAATGTATCTAAATTTTTTTGACTAAAATTTTTACCAGCTAACATTCTGTCAGTCATCCTATCTATTCTTTTTTGAGTTCTTCTATCTGCCATAGCAGCTTCATATTCTGCTTGAGTATTTACTTTACCGGTTACTGGATTAATACCTCTCACCTTTTCATTCAAGCCTGATAGTGCATTTGTTATACCCGTTCTAATTCCTGGTGTTGTTATTGCTCTTGTTGCAAGACCTGCAACAGGTCCGAAAGCTAATCCTGCAATTAATGAAAGTGGATTAAAGTTTTTCATAATTCCACTAAATCTTGAAGCTCGTTTAGTATTACCAAATTTATCTACTTTATTTCCTCCAAGTACGGTTTGGTTAGAAATTAAATTTTTCATTCTTGCTCTTTCTCTTATTCCTCTAGTAGAAGGAGTTACGTTATATTTTTTACCACCTATATATTCTACTGGACTAGTACCAGTGCCACCGCCATGAATATTAGGACCTCTAAAAGTTGGTTTAGACGTTTTACTTTTAGGAGAACTATATTGTGTTGATCTGTAACTTTCTCTTGCGCTTGGTCTTGATGATGGAGATGAACGCATTGATCTATCTCCTCCACCTGGAGGTCCACCGCCACCTCTAGATCCACCTCTAGATCCACCGCCACCGCCTTGATATCCACCTGGTCCTCTGTAACCTGGTCGCGAACCGTCGGCACTTGGAGTTACAAGTTGTGGTACATTTATTTTTGGTTGCATCATTGATCCAATTCCACCACCATTTGCATACATCATATTTTCTGTATCTGGTGGTACAAACTGATCATGATACTGATGATAAGTTTTATCTCCGTAAGTCATTCCACCTTGTGCTAATTTTTGTATGGCAATCATTAAACCTCCATCTTTATAACCTTGAGCCATTGCTTCTTTTACCGCTTCACCAAACTCATAGCCTTCTTCATCCATAAGTCTTTGGACTTCTTTTGAAATTTCTGATTGTTTATATTCTTCGTCCATTAATAATACGTTCTGTTGTGTGGTATTGAAGGTTCGTCTCGTTCATCTTCTGGGTGAGATACAAATCCTCCCTGACGAAATCTCATTACCGCTTGTGTCATACTATCCACCAAATCATCATGATCTCCATAAGGAAATGATGCACACTCTTCAATCACCTCTTCTGCGAATTTTTCATCCGGCGCCCAAATTTGTCCTGACTCAAATAGAGGGGACACAGCGTTAACTCTAGCATGTTTATCGTTACCTTTGCTAGGTGTGTAATTTATAACAGGAATACCCATTTTTCGCAACTCATAAGTTAAAGGTAATCCAGATGCTTTAGCTTCAACGATTACCGACTCTGGTTTCCAATAATCATACTGTTCTTTGGCTAGTTTACGTAGTTCTGGAAACTCTAGTCTATCTTTTACTGCATCAAGTAAAATTAAGTTTGGAGCGCTGTCATCGGATTCATGAAATACACCCCAGGTAGTAATAGCAGAATAGTCAGCTGTCTCCTTTTTTAAAAATGCAGTATCATAAGATTGTATAACGTGTTCTAACTTTGGAATATAATCACGCTCCCATTTCCGCCACCATTCTCTTTTGATTAATGAACCTTCCTCAGAGGTTGGGTTTTGCATCCACTGCGCATTCCATTTACCTAAACTTAGTGATGCTTTCACCGATTCGAGCTCCGCTAACTTCCAATACTCTGGCCACACTGGTTTATTACTAGGTAGGATTGCTGGAAACTCAATGATGTGCCATTGATCTGATTTTAATTCTTTTTGAGATTTTAATAACATACCAGTTAGATCTTTCATATTCCATCTAGTTATAACCACGACTATCGCTCCACCTGGTTGTAAACGCTGACGTGGACCAGATGTATACCATTCATAAGCTCTTTCCATTGCCGTCATGTTCAAAGCATCTTGCTCAGAATGTGGGTCATCAATGATAAGTAGATCCGCTCCACGACCCGTTATCGCCGAGCCAACACCAGCTGCGTAGTATTCACCACCTTGTTCTGTTTCCCATTTACCCGCGGCTTGCGAATCTTCTCTGAGTCTTGTGTCAAACACTTGTTTGTATTCCGGGGAGTCCATGAGAGTTTTAGCTTTACGACCAACGCGGATCGCGAGTTCTGTTGTGTGAGTTGTTTGAATAATTTTAAGATCAGGTTTACGTCCTACCATCCAAGAGGGTAAGAGGTAAGACGTCT